GAAGTTGGCCTGCGTCGCAGCTGCCTGCTGCTGTGCGGCAGCGGCAGCACGCTGCGCAACGGCTGCCCGCTGCGCGGCGGCTTCGTTTGCCGCCATCGCCGCGCGCTGGTGCTCAAGCTGCATGATCAGCGGCGATGCCTGTGCTGCGACGCCAGCCTGGGCCGCACGGTACCGCAGCAGCGCCCCTTCAGACTTGCCCGTTGTGGCGACCTGATCGCGCAGAGCCACCAGGAAGCGTTCGCCAGCAACAGCCGCTGCATCCACCGCACGCGCTGTGCCACAGAAGCGGATGCGACAGAGCCCGCCGCGTCGGCATGTGTCTTGGCTGCAGTTGCCGCCTCCCGCGTTGCTGTAGCTGCCTGGGTCGCCGATGCCGCGACCTGTTCCAGGCCCTGGGCCGCGCCCTGTGGCGCTGTGCTGCCCACGCTGGCCAGGTCCTGGCGCAATGCCTTCAGGTCTGCACGCGCCTGTTCGACATTCGTCTGAAAGCGCAACGCGACATTCAGGTCGCCGCCAGCCGTGGCCATGTCCTATCCCCCTCAGTTCTTAGTCAAGTTCGTGAAGCGCTGCTTGGCGGCGTCCCCGCCCGCCATCGCCGCGTTGACGTCGGCCAGGCGGCGGGCGCTGCGCTGGCGCTCCAGCCGCAGCGCCTCGCCATAAAACAGCGTCAGCTGCCGCTGGGTGTACTTCCCAAGGTCGCCGAGTCGGTGGCCGTGGGCGACGAGGGTTGCGTAAATGGCACCCCAGCCAGTGCCGCCTCCCGCGCTTCGCTGGCCCGCATGGCCACGGCCACCCGGTTGATGGCGCGCTGCACGAAAAAATGCGCGTTCACCCCCCACCAGGTCATCAGCAGCATCTCCACCTCGGCCGGCGCCAGCGTGTCGACCCAGGCCGGCTCACGGTCGACCGCCTGCGCGATCAGCGGCAGCAGGCCGTCGACGTGCTCAGCAATGGTCCGCAGCGCCTGCTCGTAGGTCGGCGATTCGTCGGCTTGCAGAGCCTGGGCGATGGTGGCCACCAGCGGCTCGGCACGGGGCAGCAGGCGCAGCCATTCGACGTTTCCGTACTCGCGCACGACGACGGCCTCACCTGCCAACTGCAGCTCGCGCTCCGGGTGGAGTACCTCCATGTCGCTCACGCTAGACGTGTTGGCCGAGGCAGCGGCGCCTCGGCCGGCTTTGACGCCCTTGGGCTTTTCAATGCGTTGAGCCATGGCGTCAGGGTGCAACCGCGTTGATCTGCACGTAGCGGCCGAACTGGCCCAATGCGCCCGATGCAGGCTTGCTGGTGTCCAGCAGCGCCTCGGCATTGAACGGGATGCCGGCGAGCGCGTTGCCGCTGGTGATCAGCGCCAGCTCCTGCAGCGGCTGCGTCGAGACCTTGTAGAACTCGGCGATGACGGGTGCATTACCTTCGGCCAGGTTGACGCCCTCGTATCGCATTTCCAGCTCGCGCGGTGCAGCAGCGAAGAATGCGACCTGGCGCATGCCCGCATGCTTGTATGCGGCCTTGAACGGCTGCGTCACACCGGCCGGGATGCTCAGGATGTCGATGCTGCCGTGGGAGGCGAACAGCTCATAGTTCTCGGGTGCCAGCGTCACAGGCGCTGCCGTGCTGTCCGTAATGACCAGGTCGGTCACGTTGTACGGCATGTCCAGCTTGATCGTGTCGCCAGCGGCCAGGGAGTCGGGCAGCGCCTCAGCGCTCACCGTGCCGGCCGCCGTTTCGGTGACCTTGCCGCGCAGCAGCTCGGCCAGCGCGTACACGTCGACCTGGTGCAAAGTGCCCTGCAGCGTGCGGTCGCCGCCGATGCTGAACTTACGCACGCTGGCCTTGTTGCCGCTGTAGCTTTCCTTGTGGGCTGCGCTTTCGTCGGTGCCGCCGAACTGCAGCGCAGACACGTCGCCCCACCAGCGCCATCCGCCCGCGCTGGCGTGCCCTTGGGCCTGCTGTAGAGCCGACCTTGTCCGTAGTAGTAGGTTTCAATGGTTTGCATGTCGCTCTCCGAAGGATTGGTTGGGGTCAGGCGGCCGGCTCAGTCTTGGCGATGACACCTGCTGCACGCAGCCAGGTCGCAGTGGGTTCGTCCACGTGAATTTCCGCGCCTGCAGGGCGGGCTTTGCCAGCGTGCGTGTGGGGCTTGAGCAGCTTCACGGTTTCCGTCTTCTGGGAAGGTGCCGATGAAGGTGCCTGGTTGGGGGCTTGCGTCTTGTTCATGGGGTCCTCAGCGTTGCAGCAGGTGGGTGAGTTGATAGGACTCGACGTACAGCACCGTCGAGTGGTCGTAGTCCATGACTTCGCCGGCTTCCCAGGCCAGCGCCGTGGCGCCAGGCACAGGCGGCAACCAGCCGATGAGCGCCGCCCGCGTCATGCCTAGGAATTTGCGCAGCTCGGGAGCGAGCTGCGCGCCCGCTCCGGGCCGGTAGTTGCGCACCGCCAGCGCCACGCCGAAGCGTGCGAGAGCCGGCTGGACGCGGGCTCCTCGAGGGCCAGGTGCAGGACTGCCAGACTCGCCTGCGAAGATCACGTAGGCACTGGGCACAGGAAAGCCGCGCAGCTCCTGGATGGCGGCATAGTCGCTGCGCCGCCGACCTCGCGCAGCTCGGGCACCTGGTCCTTGAGTCGCTGCACGACCAGGTCGGTGTCAAAAGGCTCGAAGTTCATGCCTGCTTGCCTCACCGGAAATGGCGCAGCTGGTCGCGGCCGAACACGGTGGGTGCGCCAGCAAAACGCACATCGGTCGAACTACCGCCCGTTGCCACGGTGTCGTCTGCGCCCAGCGAAAACTTGCCGTCTGCCGTCAGCTGCAGCAGCTTGAGCGCGTCGCGGTAGTCGCGCACGATGGGGTCGTTGGACTCCAGGCTGATGCGGCTCTTGTGCAGCAGGTAGCGGCTGATCGCCCGGCTCCAGCCCGACACGATGGTCGGCACGGGCTGCAGCGGCAGCGCATAGCCCCGCCGCGCCAGGAAGCCGTCGATGGTGGCGTCGGCTTCGGCCACAGCATCGGTGATGCGGGCCTGCGCCTCGTCAGCTTCAGCCACTTCATCGGCGCTCCAGGCACTGCGGTCGCCACCGCGCAGCGTGGCGTCCATCAGCTCGGAGTCGACGATGCGCTTGTGCTCGGAGCTGGCCACCTGGGCCAGCTCGCGGGCGCGGGGCGCTCGGCCAGAACGGAGAGTGCGATGTAAGGCATGGCTTCAAAAAACAGGGTTGCCGGGGAGGTACTTGTGGTCGGGCTATCCGCCCCGGCCGCAGACGCGGCGAATGCCGCACGCCACTGGGGTGTGTTGGGTCGATTAGTCCTGGCCTGCTTCGCTGTCGGTCTCTTGGCGTGACACCAGGTCGCCCACCGACTCCTCGGGGACTTCCATCAGCATGGAGACCAGCATGGGCTCGGACTGGATCTGGTCGAACTGTTCCTGGGTCAGTTGGTCCAGGGGCACGACCGTGGTGCCGTGCCATTCGCGGCCGGCGCGGCGGAAGCCGTCGCGCTTGGCCACGACCTGGAGCACCTGGCGCATGCCTTCGGCGGCGGGGGCCAGGCTCCCGGCCTGGTCGGTCTCGCGGGCTGCCGGCGCGCGGCGCGTACGGGGCGTGTTGTTGGATGCCATGTTTGCGGTCCTTGAATCGTTGCGGGTTGCCGGTTTACTGGACGAGCCAGGGGCACACCACCACCTTGGCGGTGCCGGCCATCACGTTGGATGCGCCGTTAGCCAGGCGCTCGGCCTGGACGATCTCCAACGCCTTGCGCTCCAGCGTCGGTGGCACCCACAGCTCGGTGCTGCGGATCACCAGCGGTTGGCCGTTGTCGGCCTTGAAGGACTGGTGCTGGGCCCGCGCGTCGGAGTACGCATCGACCGTCAGGTCTTCCTTGGATGCCATGGCCAACTGCCACAGACCGAAGCCGACGTTGCCCCGACCGTCCGCGCCCCACACAAACTCGTTGCGGTTGAAGACGTTGTCGTCCGTCAGGCTGGTCTTTGCTGTGAACGCGTAGTCGCGGCGCTTCTGGTAGATCAGCGGCTTGATGACACGGGAGGTGTCCAGCAGGAACCATGGCGTGCCACTGCCGCCCTGGAAGTTGCTGACGCTGTGCTGCTTGCCTGGCTGGCCCACGGGATGGTCCGTGTCGAAGAAGTACTGGCCGTCGAAGCACGGCGTGTTGAAACCCGCCATCAGCAACGAGAAAACCATCTCGTCGGGATGGGTCGCCGCATCCTGGCCCAGCTGCTCGAACATGGGTGCGTAGACGCCGTACTGATCGTCCTCGATGTCCTCGCGGCCGACGGTCACGGTGTTTTCGAACGTCTTGTTCTTTATCGTGTAGTCGTGTTGGACCAGGTTCTGGTACTGGCGCTCGCCGATCCATTCGCGGAACTTGGTGATCTTGCCCAGCCAGCCGTACTTCTGCTCAGACGTGGTGCTGGGCACCAGGGTGGCCAGCTGCTTCCACATGGGTGCGGCCGTAGACAGGCCGCCCTTGAAGGCGCCGCTGAAAGCCTGGTTCAGTATCGAAAGATTGCTCTGATTGATGATCATTTTGAGAGGGCTCCTGGAGGGGCGAATCAGCGGAAGTCGACCCAGACGCCATCGGCATCGACGTCGTACACACGGCCAGCGCGACTGCGCGTGCCAGTGCCATCGGTCTTCGCCACGGTCTGGTCGTCGACGATGAAGCAGTCGGCACCGAGGTCAGCCAGCGTGATGGCGTCGGCGGCAGCCGAGTTGGCGAACTGGGCGGGCCTGCGGGACAGGCGCACGCGGATGGCGCCGGAAGTGCCGCCTGTGTTGTCGGCGCGGCGCTCTGCCACGCCAGCGCCTTTCAGGCCCAGGGCGGTGCTGCCAGGTACGGCCAGGCCTGCGGCGTTGATGGCAACGAGCGCGCCAGCAAAAATCCGGGCGTTGGCGGCCACGGGCGGCTCGGCCTGCTCGCCGTTGCGGCTGAGCGTGTTGCGGTCTTGCGTGAGTGCGGTCATGGGTGCTCTCTTGCGATGGGAAGTGGAGGAGGACGCGTCAGGCCGCGCTGGGGGCGCCGGCCTTGTACTGCTCGGGGCTCATGCCCATAGCCGTGCACACCGCCATTTCGTCGGCAGACAGCTGTGCATCACCCTTGGCCAGTCCGCTGGGCGGAAGGCCCTTGGTCTGCGTCGAGGTAAGGGCCGCGATGGGCTGGGCGGTCTCCAGGTAGCTGGTGAGGGCCGCGACGTTGGTCTTGCCCAGGTTGCGCGCCCACTGCTCCTGGGCTGGGAACAGGCGGCCATCGGCCAGGGCCGGCTTGACCAGGTCGTCGACCTGGCGGTCCAGGCCCTGGGCGGTCAGCGCGGCCAGCTGGGTGCGCATCTCATCGACCACGCCCACCGGGACGTACTTGGAAGGGTCGGGCTCGGCCGGGCTGGCGGTGCGCAGGCTGGTGCAGGCGGCAGTCACAGCTTGGGCCGTTGCATCGGCCGGCAGGTTCAGCGCGGTACAGGCTGCGACAGCGCGCTCCTGCAGCGGCTTGATGGGGCCGAGGGCGGTCAGCGCGGCGATGGCGCCGTTTTCATCGGTGGTCTCGGGCAGGCCAAGGACGGCCAGCAGTGCTTTGAGCAAAGGGTTCACGGAATGCTCCTGGGGAGTGTGGGCAGAGGTGGCGGGGAGAAAGGCCGCGGTCGCAGCGGCCAGTAGGGAAAGCGGTTGCATCCCGTGGATGCCAGGCGTGTTGGTCAGTGCACCCATGTGGATGGCCAGCACCGTGCCGTTGGTCTTGTCGTACTCGAAGACCGGAGAGAAGTAGAGGTACTCCTTGGCGTCAATTGCAGCGCGGGCTTTGGCCGTCAGCTCGACCACGCCGAACAGTCCCTCGTCTTCAACCCAGCGCAGCTCGCGCACCCAGGCGGCGGCAGGCGCGGGCTGGCCGTTCTTTTCCTTGTTGAGGGTCTGGTGCTCGTAGTCGATGACCACCGGCTGTGTCAGCGCCGCGTGCCGCGCAATGACTGCATTGGCGCTCGTTGCATCGATGCGCCAGGACGGCACGTCCAGCTTGCGGCCGTCGCCGGGAAGGAACTCCCCGGCTGGAGTGAATTGAATGAGGGTGAGCCCGTTGTCATCGGCGGCCGGCACGGCGAAGGTGCAGGCGGCCAGCGCGATGGCGGATGCAAGAGCGGGTGTGCGGGCGGTCGGGGAAGGCATGGGCCGCACTGTCGCGCGGCGACCTGGCGCATGAAGTAAAACGTTTTTAGGAATTTCAGGCCCGGCAGCGGTGCGCGGGCAACTGCTCAGTCAGGGATGCCTGGCAGACGACCCTGGCGGGTCAAGAACCACTCGCGCTGCCACTCGTCCACGATCTGGCGCACGCGCATCACGGTCAGGCCGTACTCATCGGCCAGGGTCACATAGTCCCCACGGAACTTGGCGCATATCTCGCGGTCGCGGGCACTGAGCTGGAACACCGCGCACTTGGACAAGTAGACACTGCGACCGCCCTTCTCCTGCGCGAGATGCTGCAACTGTATGACAGCGACCCGGGCCATGCTATGCAGCACGTCCAACCATGGCCCTTCGGGCGACTGGCTGCCAGCACGGCGGTCCGTGGTGGCCATGGCCTCGAACAGGCAAAACGCGACGTCTTGCATGTCCTCGGTCAGGCCCACAGGCAACTGCTGGTCAAGCACTGCCGCCTCGGCCGCAGACAGGCGCTTGCGCTTATCCATGGCCATGGCCGCGCTCCTGCCAAGCCTTCAGGGCTTCGATCAGCGTGTCCAGCTGGGCAGCCGTGCAAAAGCGCAGCGACGACACGCCGACCTGGCGCTCCACCCATGCGTCCAGCCCTTTGCGCCGCGTGTCCTTGACCACGCCATCACGGTGCAGCTGCATCCACAGCGCCCAGACCTTGCGTTCACGCGGGCTCGCCTGGCGCTTGGCCTGGTCGAACTGCTGGCCGGACATCGGGCGGCGGCGAGTGGCGGTGGCCACGCCCATGCGCACAGCCAGGTTCTGCATGTGCTCGCGCACCTGTTGCTGCTGGGCCTCGGACATCGCTTTGGAACTGGTCTTGCCGGTGAGGTTGCACAGCAGAGCCCGATAATCCTCCTCGGTCAGCTGCAACTTGGCCTTGAGCGCATGGATGGCGGCGATGTGGTTGGCGGTCATTGCGGGCTCCAGACTTGGGCGATTGCGTCGGTGGGGCGGACTTGGGGCGGCAGCGGCTGTGGTGCGATTGCCTGTCGGGCGATAGCGGCTTTTGTAGCAAGCCCGGCAGCAAAAGCACAACCCATCTTTCTTGGCGATATCCGGGTAGAAGAACTCCGTATCTGCCGGCCAGCTCTCATCGCACAGCGGGCAGTGTTTTTCGGCATCGGATGGCATGTTGAAATTTCCGGCGATCTGAGCGGGGGAGCGCCCTGACTGCGGCATCCCCCTGGATTTTTGTTTTGGAACGATTTGGAAGGCCTCTGCGGCCCTCGCAGGCCTAAAACGGGGCGGTATCGGGATCGGCATCCGCAGGTGCCTGCCCAGGCCCGGTCGTCGCACCGGCTTTTTGCAGCGATGCCGGCAGGCCCTGGCCCAACCCGGTACGCCCCTCGCCGTCCAGCGCTTCGACCAGGTCGGGGATCAGCCGGGACAGCTCGCCCGTCGTGATCGCCACATCGGCATCAAAGCCGCCATCGTCCTGGGACTGGCCCTCGGTCACCGCATCCAGCAGAGTGATCTTTCGCACCTGCAGCTGCTCGGTCAGCACGAAGCTCACGCGGCCATCCCAGGTCATGGCCAGGCGCGTAGGCATCTTGCCGTGCTCGATGTGCTGGCGGACCTCTGCGATGTCCAGCGGATGCCGGCCATAGCGCACTACGGCCTTGGATTCGTCCGCTGCCTTGAGCTCGCACTCGCGGTCGATGGAGAAGCCTGTGGGCGGCTCTTGCGTGGTCAGCCAATGCGCCATGGCGGCCTGGGCGCTGGTCTGCGTGTCCAGCAGGGCCAGCGCAAAGCCGGTCAGGCCCTCGACCAGCGCGCTCACCACTTCGTCGGCGCGCGCCTGACTGCCGGTGTCCAGCACCAGGAGGCGGGCCTTGGGGTCCAGCCAGACCCACATGGCGCCCTGCTTGGTGAAGGCCATGGGCAGCAGGTCCAGCTTGGCCTCGTCCTTGAGATCCTTCTTTTCCTTCTTGCCGGGCCTGCGGCCTTCGCTCTTCTCGATAGCATCGGCCTTTTCCTCCACGCGGCGATTGAGCACGCTGGCGGGCAGCACCTTGGCCTCGGTCATAAAGCGCATGACCCACTGCCCAGCCACGGACTCAGCCAGCAGCCCATGCTCCTCGCCACGCGGCGGCACCCAGCCAGCGCTGCGCTCCTGCGTAGCGCCGCACGCGGCAAACGGGCTCTTGGCCAGGGCGGCTTCGAGTGCCGGAAGGTCGGGCGACCAGGACTCGGAGATGCGGTAGATGATGGCGTTTTTGATCATGAGCGACCTCCGATTTGCTTGAGTGCCGCGCCTGCCGCGATACCGTGGTTGAGTTCGGCGCTTCGGCCGGCTTTATGGCCACGCTCGAAATCGTCGTGCTTGACGTTCTTGCCGGTGGTGCGGTCTTTGAACTTTGCTTTCTTCATTTCGGGATGCTGGTGCGCCATATAGCGCGTCACCAGAGCCCGGTCGCCTGAGTTGCCTGCGAAGGCCTGCAGCAGGCCGCGCACGCCGGAAACCCACCCCGTGGCATACAGGTCTCCCCGGGCTACCTTTGTCTTCGGTTTGCAGTTCTTCGACTGCGAGCCCATATGCGTGCGGCGGTCCCTGGTGCATTGGCGAGCCAGCACGTCAAAGGCATAGCCGGCGACTTCTGCTGCCATACCCACACCGACGAAAACGAACTGCCGCTCTTTGCGGTACGACCCGCTCGGAGCCAAAGCCAGATGCGCGCGCGTGAAGTACTCGCACGCAAAGACCTCAGCCACGGCGTGCGCCAACGCGGCCTCCCATATCACCAACGGGACGCTAGGAGCTTTGCGGGGCGACTCAGACACATCAGCCAAACTGACCTCTGTCTCCGACAAGCCGAATTGCTCCATGAGCTTTTGAGCCTGGCGCAGCGCTGCAGCGGCTTCGTGCGGTTCTGGACTCGCCGCCAGAGCCAGACACTTCTTGATTTTGAGGAGTGCTTCGTCGCGCGTCATACAGCCGCCAGGTCCAAAACGATGGCGTCATAGGCGCCAGTCTTCTCATTGCGCTGATACACGCGGATATAGACGGCTGTACCCGTGTTCTGGATGCTGTCGCGGATGGCGGTCATGGCCCGCTTCCACTCATCGTCCTGGATCTCCAGGCGCAGCAGCTCCAGCACGGCCGAGGTCTTGATCTGGCCCTTGCTGTCCGTGCGAAAAGCACGGTCCACCAGCACGCGGATCTTGTCGTCGGCGCCTTCGCTCCAGCGGATGATGCAGTTGTTGATCAAAGCCTTTGCCGCTTCGATCTCTTCGGTGAAGGCGATGCGCTCAGCCGTGGAGCGGATGAGCTTGAAGCCTCCATCGAAGCTGGCGGCCTGGACGTTGCCCTTGGGTCCGCCCAGTTGGGCACCATATCGGTCGCCGCAGATCCTGACCAGGTCGTCGATCTCGGCCAATGCGTCCCGCTTGAACTCGGCCAGGGCCTTGTTCAATGCTAGAGCGCGCCCGGCCAAGCGGGTGACCACCTCGTCGCGCAGCAGGTCTTGCTCCTTGATCTGGGCCAGGGGCACCAGGTGACCGCTGGCGTTCTTGCGATAGCCCTCGGGCACGCCCAAGGCGGCGGGAATAGTTTCGAGAATGGCTTGTTGTGACATTTGCAGTCCAGGTCAGTGGGTTGTCATGGAAGCGGGGACGTGGCCAGGGAAGCTCGGCGAAGCCTTCGCGGAGCTCTCCAGCAGCTCGCCTGCAAGCGAGCCAGCCAGGAACGCCACATCGGCCACGCCTTCGGGCGGCAGTTGCCGAGAAAACCCTCTGATCAGCAGGAACAGGGTCGACAGCACCACCGTCGTGCGCCGGGGCTCCCTCTGCAAGGTGTCCAGCAGCTCCTGGATGAGTGCGCATTCCAGCGCGTGGTGCTCCTGCGGCGTCAGGTTCGGTTTCTGGGTGTTCGTGTTGGACATTGCGGCTACCAGTTGAATCAGCAACGGACGCCCCGGCTGGGGCATGCCAGGAACGCCAGCGCACCAGGACGTGCTGTGCCCATTCGAGGGATGGCAGAAAGGACCATGGGACCAGGGGTGAACCGTTCGACGGGTGCAGGCTGCGGTGCCTGCTCCAGCGCCGGTTTCGCAGGAGTTGCGGAGGGGCCAACCTTTGCCGGGGAGCGCGCCACCTTGCTCGGGCGCGCATCCAGTTCTGGAAACAGGCCACGCACGCACGGCTTGATGGCGTACAGGACGGGCATGCCCTCGGCCTCCTCGGTCTGCACCCAGCCGTTGGCGCGCAGGTTGGACAGCCGCTTGGCCAGGCCTCCAGGCGTGTCGGTGGGCACGACCTCGGTCAGCTTCTGGCGCGTCTGCGGGCCGAACTTGCGCAGGTACACCACAATGGCGGCGCTCTCGGCGCTCATGTTGGATTTCCGGGCCATTTCATTGCTCCTTGCAGAGGGAACTTCCCTGGGCGAGACCATCCAGGAACACAGCGTTGAGATCAGGGGGCGTTGCCTGGCGGGCGACCACAAAGGCCAGCGCGCACAGCGTGGCCATCAGGGCGACAGCCAGCCACAGCACCAAGGAAACGAGGGGATGCTTGCGGCGGGCCATCACACGGCCTCCCGGCGCGGCACGGCCGACACAGCACCCTCGAACATGGACAGGCCCATGTCGATGGCGGACCAGTCATTGGCAAACAGGCCGTGCATCACGGCGCGCGTGCCATCGCTCATGGCGATCAGGACCAGGTACTTTTTCATGCTGGCTCCTCAGCACCCTGCGATGACCTGGGCATCCACCTTGGGGAAGCCAACGATCGCCGCAGCGTTGAGGGCGCGGCAGACCAGGTTGTTGACCACCAGGGGGTAGCACATGCTCCGGGCATCGCTGGCCCTGCCGCCGCGCGGCATGCTGATCAGGCGGGCGCGGATAGCGTCCAGCGCATCAGCCTCGAAGAGATCGGCCAGGCGTGCGCCAGCGCGGTCGAGCTTGTGGGTGAGATAGCCCTCCAGGTCGTTGTCCAGGGGCTCCATGACGATCTGCTCGCAGCGCTGGACGATCTCGCGCACTTCGGGGTTCTGCTCGGACAGCAGCAGCTGCAGCTCAGGCTGGCCGACCAGGCACACGCCCAGCAGGCGGCGCAGCCCGTCTTTCAGCTCCATGAAGTTCTTCAGGTGCTTGAGCGTGGGCAGGGGCATGCGGTGGGCCTCCTCGATCATGAGCAGGTGCGAGTAGCCGGCTGCGCGGCTGGCCTTCAGCAGTTCATGCACCTGCCGGTAGCGGGCATCCGGGCTGCTCTTGAGCTGGATGTTGGGCGCCAGGGTGCGCGCAATGCTCTCGGCAATCTGGCCGGCCTTCATGGGCTTGCCGCGCGTGTCGTTGGGCTCCATCGCCAGCACGTAGGGCTTGATGACGATGATGGGCTTGCGCTCCTCGCGGATGCGCTCCTCCAGGTCCTCGCGCAGCGTGGACTTGCCCGAGCCTGACTCACCCACGACGGCGATGAAGCGTGATTGGTGGCGGCGTCCATCAGCGCGGCGCGCACGTAGCGGCCGTGCTGGCTGGCGAAGACGTCGTCGCGCGACTGGATGTCATCGACGAACGGGCTGCGCATCAGCTTGAAATGCCGCTTGGCCGCCGTGGTCAATGTCTCGTTGCGTAGTAGCATGCTTTCCTCCTTGGGTTCTGCCTGGTCGGCATTTGGGCTCTCGGGGACGGCCTCGCCGAGGTGCAACTCGGCGGGGCCAACTTCTTTGGTAGGTGCTGCCAGGACCGGCAGCACCAGGTTGCGCAGATGGGCCATGGACACGCCACGGCCCCTGAGGTAGTTCAAGGCGAGCTTCCGCACCTCGCCGGCCCGGCGCGCGGGCAGCAGGCCGTGCTTGACCAGGCGGCAGGCAGCGGCAGCCGACAGGCCCACGGCGCGCGCGAGGTCGCTCTGGGTGATTTCGTGGGCCTCCAGCACGGGCTGCAGGGGAGGCATGACGGCGACGGCGGTATAGACGTGCATCACTGGCCTCCTGCGACGACGCGCAGTCCGGTGCGGACCTTGAGCCGTGCTTCAAGGGCGACGACCTGGTCGTCTGGTACGCCCTCAGGGTGCAGGTGCTTGATCGTGGCCAGGAGCTCGGGCGACATCTGCATGCCCCGAGCCACCAGGACTTTGGCGACCTCGAAGTGCGTGAGCAGCTCGGGCGCGGCCTGGGCGACACGGGTAGCGGGCTCCAGCTCGGTGCCACGGCGCGGCAGCATGGTCGCGGCCGGCAGCTCCTCATGGTGCTTGTAGGGGTCGTGCTTGCCGCCGAAAGGCAGCGCCTTGGCCTTGCGCGCTGCTGCTGCTGCCTCGTCGGTGTCCGTGCCCGTTGCCAGGCGCTCCACGTCCTTGCGGTTGGTGAGTGCCACGGTATCGGGCAGCGCCTTGTGCTCGCGCCCGATGTGGGCAGCACCCTCCCGGAACCCGTGCAGGCCTTCCTTGACCTGGGGCACCGGGATCAGCAGCTCCTGCCCATCCGCGCCGTGCTGGACCACATAGGCCACAGCGGCATCGAATGGGTTGTAGGTGATCTCGGTGCGCTCGCCGATCATCACGCCCGGCACATCGCGCAGGTCCCACTCGCGGCCGGCAAAGCGCACTGTCAGGTTCGGCTGAACCTTAGGGGTCTCTGGTGCGTGCGTCAGGAGCTGGCGTGCCAGCGCAGCGTCCACCAGCCGCAGCTGCGCATGGGTGATCTCCATCCACTTTGCCCAGCGCGCCATACCGTGGCGGCGGTGGATGCGCGTGCTGTTGTACCAGCGCATCCACTGCGTGGCCTTTTCGTTGATCCATGCGATATCGGGCACATGGGCGAACTTGAAGCCGCTCTCGAAAGAGGTCTCGATGATGTTGTGCGCGTTCTCTACCTGGCCCTTGGCGCGCGGGTTGCCCGCCTCGTTCACGATCAGCTTGACCTGCAGGCGGCGCAGCAGGTTGCGGAAGGCGCCGCCAGCACCGCTGCCCGGGTCCACCATCAGGTGGAAGGGCACGCCGTACATCTGCTGGTCCGGTCGTTGGGCGATGGCAGCCAGCAGCAGCTCGGCCATGTTCGCCATGGACTCGCCGCCCTCCAGGTAGAGCACGAAGATGCTGCCGCTGGTGTGGTCGGTGATGGCGCCGCGCAGCAGGCGCTGACGCTTGATCTTCTCGAAGTTCTCGGGCTTGTTCTTGTAGAACTCGCTGGGCGCCATGTCCTGGACACCGCTTTGGCCCTGACTCGGCACGTAGTACAGGGTGCTGATCGAGAAGTCCAACTGCCAGACGTCGTTCGGGTGGTCGCTGGCGAGCTGTTGCACGGGCTCTGGGCGGCGCAGTTGCTCGGGATGCAGGGCGTACTCGCGCAGCGCGCGTGCGCAGGCGCTTTCCGACAGCTGGCGGGTTTCTCCCGTTTCCGGGTCCACCACGCTGGCGAACAGCGGGTTTTCGGCGCGCAACTGCTGCAGCGACAGACGCATGGCCTGGATGCTCTTGTCGTTCGCGCGGTAGCCTTCCATCATCTGCGCCGACAGTCGCTGCGCGTCGGCAAGGCCCAGGCTCATCTTGCCGGCATCGGTGCGGCGCTTGCGTTCGGGTTTCACGGAGACCTCCTTGAGGCGGCGCATGAGCGTGGCGCGGGACAGGCCCAGGAGCTGGCAGGCCGATACATAGACGGCTTCCTTGCCGCCATGGCCTGCCGCCTGGGCACGGGCGTGCACCTCCAGCAGTGCTTCAATCAGGGCGGGGCTCATGCTGGTTCAATCAGTTGGGTGCGGTCGAGGTGGAGGCGGCGCCTTGGGCGTTGCTCCACTTTTCCCATTCGGGCGTGCTGCCCACTTCGGCCAAATTGAACTCGTCGCGCAGCATGGTCAGCTCGGCGATCAACTGGCCCACCATGCCGGCCATGAACAGGCTTTGGTCCTGGCCGCTCTCATTGAGCTTTTCGAGGGCGCGGCGCAGGTTGCCTCGGACCATGCCCATGACCTCGTCCTGGATCTTTCCGGCCTCGGCGTGCAGGCGTTTCGCCTGCTCAGGCTCGGGCAGCAGCTTGATCTGGCGCACCTCTTCGTGCATCTCGGCGTTCACCGCTTCTTGACGCTCTGCGCGGTTCTTTTGCTTCGCCGCCTCGGCGCGTTCCTTGCGCACAGCTGCGCGCAATTCCTTGACAGACATGCGGGAAACGTCGTCAAGGTCCAGCTCGCCGGTCTGACCCTCGGTGATGAGACCGTCGACCTGGCCGTCGTCCAGGGGGAGCAGCTCGACCATTTTCGAGAAACCGAGCTTTTCCAAATGCGCTGACGTCGACGCATTTGCAAAGCGGCGGGTCAGGTTCATGTAGTTCTGCGCGGCACGCGGGGCCAGGCCCAGGCGCTCCAATGCGGGAATGAATTCGCCGTGTTCGCATCCTTCTTTGAGCAGCAGCAGATAGCCGCCCAGCTCGAAAATGCCCAGCCCGATCCGCTTGATGGCATCCCGTGCCGAGTTTTCGAGCACTGCCAGGTCAGTGCTTCCCTGGTAATTCAGCTCGCGCGCCAGCGTCAAGACTCGCTCGTTCTGTTCCTTACGCTGCACAGTCAGTGCGCCCTCTTGCTGGCGCATCAGCTCCATGTCGGCAGCAAAGCGCTCTTGGTCGACCGCTGCTTCATGGGTCGGCAAATGCGACGACGTCGGCGCATTTGCTGTGCCCTTCGCAGAAAACTTCTTCTCGATGTCAGTGGTTTGTGGACGTGCCATGGTGTTCAGTCGGGGTTGCGGGTGTAACGGTTGCGGGCTTCATCGACGCGGCGCGAAGCGGCGTCGATGGCGTTGAAGACCTTGATGGACTGCTGTGGCAGGCGAGGAGTGAGGCGCCAGTGGCCGGTCGCCTCGTCGCGCTCTGCTAAACCTGCAGTACGCAGGTTGTCGAGGTCCTTGGTGATCGTGCTGGCGGGTTGCTGGAGCAGCTCGGCCAGCTTGCTCGGGGGGTAGCCGTGGACCACGTCTCCGAATAGAGCGATGGTCAACTGCAAGATGCGTTGCTGTGCGGCGTTGGTGTAGTCGGTGGCACGCTTCATTGCGGCATCTCCGCAGTGAGCAGCATCAGATGACCTGCCTGGGTCAGTCCGATGGCGCGGCCAGTGGCCTCGGCCTGCTCGTTCAGTGCGGAAAAGGCGTCCTCGCGCCAGTGTTCGGCACAGTCCTCAGCCCAAGCGAGCCGCTGACGCAATTCTTCGATTCCCGCGCGCAGCGCCTCGTTTTCGAGGTCCAGCCGTGCCAGTTCCTCGTTGACCTGGTCGTACGCGGCAGCATTCAAGCGGCGGCGCAGTGCATGCAGTGCGGGAGTCATGCTGCAGCCCTCGCACGCTGGGCGTCGATCTGCGCACGACTGCGGCGCAGCACCACCTGGTTGGGCCAAATGGACTCAACGGTGCCGCCGATCACTGCGGCAATTCGTTTTGCAATGCGCTCAGATTTGGCCTTGCCGTTGATCACGTGGGAAACCATTGAGCGCGACACGCCCAATTCGTCCGCGATTGCGGTGGGCGTTGTTCCTTGCATACGAATCGCCGCCTTGATCTGTTCGGGATGCATCGTCTGTTACCCTTTTGCTCAACTTGTTTAGCTGACAACAGCGAATTGCTGTGTTGATCTCATTATGGGAAAGAAATCTTTCCCTTGCAAGCAATTCTGGGAAAAATTTCATGACCATCGGAGACCGCCTTAAGGAAGAGCGCACACGGCTCGGAATGAGCCAGCCAGCCTTCGCGGCGCTGGCAGGCACGACCAAGCAAACACTGTTCTCCTGGGAGTCGGGGCGCACAGCGCCAGACGGCTTTCAGCTGGCAGCTTGGCAGTTCAGGATGTCGACGTCCTGTACGTTCTCACGGGGCAACGGTGCTCGCGGGAAAGCGCCTTGCCCCTTGACGAACGGAAGTTGCTGAACGGATATCGTCTTTGTGCGAAGGAGGCCCAGCAGAACCTCATCCAAACGGCCGCACTGCTGGCCGCCGGCCTGCCCGCTCAATCAGTCGGTGCCGAATCTGCGGCAAGCATGGTCATGTCACACCTGGGCAACGACAATGTCCAGGTGGGGGGAAATGCGAGGGTCCGAGTCAAGAAAGCTAGACCGTAGGGAGGCAACCAGAATGCTGGAGGGAATTTTGGCGATGCTGTCAAAGCTATGGCCACGCCAGAGGATGTCCGACGTTGGCTCAGGCAATATGCAGGTTGGCACAGCAAAAGGCGATGTCGTGGGGAGCATTACGCACAACCATAGCCACATCACAATCGTTCAATTTGGATGTTGTGTTGGGCAGCAATCCACGCAATGCCAAACAGATTCGCCCCAGCCCTCGGTCAAAGGGTGAGATTGCGTGAGGGCAAGTGGGACGTTGAGAAAATTCGGAGGGGAATGGATATGTCAAATTCTGATGTTTTGTGGCTGGATGCAGAACGGGAGGCTGATGAGCCCACCCGCCGCAACGCCGGCCTGTGGGCTAGGTGCTTTGCCGAAGCTGAAGGCAACGAGGGGAAAGCAAAAGCGCTTTACATGACCCAACGCGTACGCCAGCTGGGCGGCAACGACGTGGCGAAAAAAACAAAAAGCCGATTGGTTCGATGGTTTCAGTATGGCGTTGCAACCCTGGTGCTATTGATCGGTGCATTTCTGATTTTTGCCCTTGCGTTGCCGGATGACAACGGGCGCGCTGCCAAGCGCGCCGCAATAGAGCTTTGCTGGCAGGATCATAAGAATCCTGCTTTGGATGAATCCACCAAACGTTTTGTAGCGCAAACGTGCAATGGCATGACCTCGGAATACCGGGCCAAGTACAACGGTAATCCGTAGTATCAGACCTTCGATTTCTAAGACAAAAGAAAAGCAGCGCTGGTATAGCGTGGCAGGAGGAGCATTTCGAATGTCAGCACTGATTTTTCATACCCAGCCAGACATGGCGATCGTTGCCACCGACACGTTAGCCGTTGAACAAGGAGGGTCCCCCTCGCACTGGACCACCAAGGCTCTGCCGGTCCAGCATTTGAATCTGATCATTGCCGGCACTGGTCTGGCGGGCTTCAGCACTCGCTGGTTTGTCCAAGTCAATGACCAAATGCTTGTACGCGGGGTTGAGCATCTGGACTTCCACACACCGAAGGGGCTGAAAGAACTTTTCGCCAGCTATGGCGTAGAGGTCGGGGCACCGCCCGAGTTGACGACGACTATCTACCATCTTGGGATCTCCGAGGAAACAGGGGAAGTAGCGGCTTTTACCTATCGATCTGCCAACGACTTCCAGTCTGAGCGGTTGAGCTATGGCACGAAATACAAGCCCCAATGCGACTACGAGCTGGGCGATGACCTGTATGACGGTTTGGTGGAAATGATGAAGTCGCAGCGCAGCTTGCAGTCTGTCAAGCCGGCGCACGACCGCGTCCACATAGGCGGTGAGATCCAGTTGTTGCGGCTCGATGCACATGGGATTAGCTGTGCTCGGATTCATAGGTTCGATGACTTCAGCGAGCAGGATGCCGAGATGTATCGCCGCATGCAGTGTCCACCTCAATAAGTAAAACGCTTTACTGCATCCTCGGCAGGCCCTCGCGGCATCCTGCCGGGCATGACAAATTCTCTCTTGCTCACCCAGGGCGATCCCATCAGTTGGGAGGCCTATGGCAGTCGATAGCCGCATTGGTATCCTGGCCCTGGCGCTGTCTGCCACTGGCCTCGTCTACATAGCCCAGCGCGAGGGCTATAGCGAAGCCGCATACCCCGATCCTGTGCACGGCGCCAAGGTACCCACGGTGGGCTTTGGCACCACCGAGGGCGTCAAGGTCGGCGACAAGACCACGCCCGTGCGCGCGCTGATCCGCCTGCGCACCGATGCGGCCGAC